TGGTAAGCAAAGTTCTTGCCTCCTGCTACAGCAGACGTTGAGAAGATCTTGAAACCCAAGAACTCTTTCATTGTCATGCCACCTGCAAACGGTAAGTTTTGAGGACCAACAAAGTCTGAAGATGCAAACTCATTAATATTAAATAAGTCAGCGTAACCAGCAGGAGACATTGCAATATAGCGTTGTCCGTCTTCTGGTATATCAGCAGTACCCATTGTTTCAAACAATGTAAGTAGGTCAGCCTTTGCTAATGCGCCACTAGTATCCGCTATTTGTGTAGAGTTAGCCCCTGCATCCATAGCAGTAATAATGATTTCATCAGTCTTACGACCCAATGCCCCTGCCGCAGATTGAGCAACAGCCTGACGTTCGTTGATATTTATTTTCAACTCGTCAAGTTTGTCAATAAGTTCAGCAGCATAGTGATCGCTCATTGTTACTTCAACATTAGTGTGTGCCAATTCCATTGTGGTCACATCACCATTTCTAGTTTTAGTTGAAGCTGTTCCAGTGCCTATTTTCTGGAATCGTGCAGTTGAACCTGACACATTTGTAGAGCGAATAGTGTTCCGTAGCTTAGAACCCATACGCTGATACGCCATGTGAACTTCAGTTTCAAACTGCTTTATAAAGGCTTGGTCTATTGTATTAGCCATTTTTACAGTCCTAAATTGAGTTTCCGATTGCTACGAGTATCCATTCTTACATATCAATTCGGGTATCCAATTAGGGCCAATCAATGCGATATGGGTCGTAATAACCCATTCAAACAATAATTTTATTTAAAATGCAACGCACAAATTAAATTTATTGATTGTGTAGCTTTTGAAAACCTTCATCAACCTGCCTTACAAAGTCTGTATTTCTACGAGCAGGATGCCAATATCTTTCATCAGCCATCATTTCCCTAAGACCTTCTTCAGTAACTCTACCTATTGGAGTAGCATCAGATCCAATTGCAGGAGATTGAAGTTTAGCCATAATAAATTCTAAAGCCTTAACACCTTCTGCAGTAGCAGCCAAGTCCTCTATAGACTCCATGTATTCTTCTGGAAAGAATTGCCTAGCAAATAGATCAACAGCCTCTAGTCTTACATTAGCATTATCACCAAGTTTTTTTACTTCTTCTTCTGGATCTGGAAGGTAAGCATCTTGAGCTTCCATTACTTTTTGCAATCCTTCTGCAAACTCTTCTTGATCAAGACCATTAGAAAATGCATGGTCAGCCCACCATCTTAACGTTTCATCATTTGTATCAATACTATCTGTGTCTACAAAGTCTGGTAACTGATATTCGTTAGCAGAACTTGGCCTACCTTTAAAACTCTCTTCTTCTATTTCTTTTAAAAGTTCATTTCTAATATCAAGATCTTTAGCGCCAAGCTTAGACTCTAATTCTTTATAAGCCTTTGCTAAGTCTTCACCTGTTTTATATTTTTCTGGCAACCACTCAGGACGATCATCTGTTTTATTTTCTAGATCTTCTGCTACTACAAAATCTCTTTGCTCCTGAGGCGGTAGTTCTGTTGTTGTTTCTGCTTCTTGAACTTCTTCACTCATTGTTTTTTACCTTATGTGATCTTTGAATATGACGCTCTATTAAGCCAACTAAATAACGCTGACCTTCTAAATGTCTTAATTCATCTGTAGAAATATTAGGACCACTAACCATTTCTATAGTTATACTGCGTAAGTATTTAAGGATTTCTAAACCAGTAGGTTGAGCAAATAAAGAACCAAAGTTAAGGCTTATCTTATCTTCTTCTGTTTTCTTTCTTGCTATTCCGTCTAAACCAATATGACTATTCTGCGGCAATAGGTGGTCCTGCTTGTTGTTCTTGTTGTTGCATCTGCATTTGCTGCATCATTGCAACTATCTGTCTACGCTCTTCTGCGTCACGAATCAAGGTGTCAGGTACACCAAATTTTTTAGCAAGGTGAATAGCTGTTTCTTCAGAGTTAATTAATATGTTCGTAGTCTCAGGACCAAAGTAAGCATTAACCAATTCGAGAAACCTAGATACTGAAGTTATATCCTGATTAGATTGTGCTTGAGCTAATGGAGAAACCGAACGTATCTTGACCTCTCGACCATTAACTGTAGGCATTTCAATACGCCCTTGTTTCTTAAGAATATAGATTACTCTCTTCAATACAGGCTGCACTAACTCAGCTTGTAACCTACCAAATGCTGATCCTATTCTGCGTGACAAATCTGCCATACGTTCAGCTACTTCTGTAGCAGATGCAGGAGTTCTGTCTGGATTTCCTAGCATATCATTGTATAATGCACGTTTTATATTTAGGCGCATATCACCTAAAACTATATCTGCAACATCAAATCTTCCTGCTGCTTGTATAGGTTGCAAACCACCAGACTGCGGAGACTTAGGTATTATAGTGCCAGGGACTAAATTAATAGTATCTGGATTAATAATACCGTCATCATCCATTTGATAAATGCCAGATATAGCCATCTGAGCATTTTCCAAAATAAGTTGAATAGTTAAGTTTGTAGTTTTAATAGCAGACAAAGCATTAATTAATGGCCCTCGACCATATACTTCTCCTGCACATTTAGACCATCTAAAGCAAACATATGGATTAGAACCAACACCAGAAAACTTTCTTTCTACTATTGCTTCTTCTGTAGACATATCTATTACATAATATAAATAAGCTTCTTCATTACGTTTTGTATAATCTTTGCATATAATCTCAAGAGTTGTGCATTTCCCTTCTGGGTCTCTTTCAATTCTATTCTGCACTTTCATGTCAAACTTTGCATCTTCGTATAATATAGGAAGATCAGAGTTTCTAATATTTTTGCGTTCTCGAAAAACATGATCTATCTTATCATCAGGCCCAGTATCTAAAACAACATGGGGTAATGGTATTGCAGAAAACATTATAGGATTAATTGCATCACCTTCATCTACACATAATATGCCAGTACCTACTGCTAAATCCATAAATGCTTCATGTACTTCTTGAGAAAAGTTAGAGTTCTGTAGTATCTCAAATACATATTCTGTTACTTCATCCAGATCATTTTCAATAAAATCTCTCTCAGATTCTGGAACTTCTGATCCTGCTGTAAAGTCTGCCCAACGTGCAAAGTTTGGGACTAACCCCGATTGAAGCCGCGAAGCAAACTCTTGAACGCCAACCACCGCTGTTTCATCAAAAATCTTATCATCTCTACGTTGACCTGCTGTTTCATAATAAAAAGATTCACGTTGCGGTAGAGCGTACTCATAACATTCTTCAAAAAGATCGACAAAGTTTTGCCTATGTGCCTTGGCTTTTTCATATCTATCTAAATATTTTTTTGAATTTTGTATCATAAGAACCTACTATAATATCCGATTCCACCAGTAGAACCAGTAATCAAAGACCTGCGACCTGTGCCTTTACGTCTACCAGTTCCTGCTTGTCGTGACTGTATATTTAATTCTCTTTCAGTACCAGACAAAACTCTTCTACCAGAACCGACTTCTCTTGTTCTTTGAAGTCTTTTTCTAAGCAAAGACTGTTTTGCCCTAGCTCTTTTTATTCTTTGTCTTCTTAACTCACCTTGAGCTAATCTTTCCTGATCTGAGATAGCCTCTTCTGGATCTCTTTGATAAATAGATTCTGCAGTTACCGCAGTTTCTCCTACACTTCCACCAGTAGCAGTTTGAACATCTGTCACAGAAACAGGTAGTTCAGGATCAGAAGTTACAGTTTGTGGGCCCAAATTTGGATCTACAGGGTCCATAGGTAATTGTTCAGCTTCTCCATCAGGAGTTATTGTTTCTGCTACTGGTTCTTGTACTACGTCTACAGGAGTTTGTGCATCTAAAGCAGCTTGCCTAGCAGCAGCTTGTTTAGCTTTCTTTTGTTTCTTTTTCTTTCTTGCTACAGAAGCAGCACGAGCAGGGTTAGAATCAAACTTTTTTTGACCAGAATTAGCATCAGGTCTTGCTACAGGTTTAGTTACAGGTTTTGATACTGTTACTGTTTTGCCAGAAGAGGTAACTCTTTTAGCTGTTTTTGATTTTTTGGTTTGAGTTTTCTTTTTCTTTTTAAAACAACTACCCATTTAAATCTCTCCTGTATTCAGAACCTACAGGTTCATACCCAAGTTTTTCTATTAATTTATGAGTTCTTTCTAAAGATATACCTGACGAGCTACCATTAACCAAGAACCTAGCGCCTTTATTCATTGCCCATTTTTCAAAGTTTCTAAGCAATAGAACACCAATCAAACCACCACGATACTCAGGACGAACATACCATATGTCACTATTAGCAGCAAAAGTTGTAGAAAAGTAAAGCTGATATATACTTCCAAATATAAATCCTACATTCTCTCCATCTACTTCAGCAACAAATATACAAGACATATCATCTTCTATCTGACCCTCTAAGTAACTAGCAAACACACGATCATCAAAAGGTATATCACCTAGTTCACTTTCAGCATGGAAGTCTCTTGCCATCTCAAAGATACAGAGAACATCATCTCTTGCAGCGCGTCTATATATTGCTTTTCGGTTCATCATGTTTCCTTGCAAAACATAGATTTAAAATAATTTCAACGCACAAGTGACCATATGCTAGGTTTTTTGGCAACACTTTTAGGTTTTCTAGTAAACACATCAAAGTCTTTTCTGCCGTTTACAATCTGTGCAGGTTTTTGATTTGACATTAAAGCACGACCTTCTCCTGCACCTAGCATTAGATATTGTAGTGCATCATGTATGTGTGAGTACATATTCTTATCAGGTTTGTCTGCGTATCGTTCACCACTTACTTCCATACGTTTATAACCATAGCCACCTTCAAACCCCTTTAGAAGCTGAGAACAACGCCTGTCAATTAAAAACGCAGGTTTGCCCTCAACCATTTTGTTAAGTTGCTGCGCCACTGATTCCAAGCGGAGATCCACCGAATTACTCGGAGCGGGAAAAGCACGTAGACCTGCACCTCTAAGTATGTGGAAAGGGGTAGATTCGTCCGTCTGCGCCCTAAA